GTCTACTCTAAACGTATTACGCCAATGACGAGTGCGACGGAATAGATCGCCGTATATGGAAGCTCGAAAGGTTCGTAATTTTCATTATCGGACACAATGAGTACATGCTCTTTGTCGCTTCCGGGCTTTATCCTTTTAATAAGTGCGCCTTGGCTGGTGTCGATAACATATACTTTGTTCCATTGAAAAAAAATATCTGTCATTGGTATACGCTTGCAGGCTACAATATCTCCGGAGCTATATTTAGGGTACATGCTGGAGCCTTTTACCGGAATAAGGAAATCCGCTCCATTAAACACAGGGATAACATATCGCTCGCACTCATGTTCAAGTATAGACGTTTCGCCGGTTAAAGCCCCTGCCATTGCCTCTACCGGCAAGAGAGGAATCCCCTCATTCGGCTTGTGGGCGGGACGAGCTATTGGCAAAGGTTGCTGCAACTCACCTTGGATATTAAATAAATCAAAATGATTTATATCAAAAGCCTCGCAAAACTTATCTATAAAATCGTCTGTTACGCCACGTGATCCGGAGAGAATTGAGTTTAAATACTGTGGCATAACATCTGCCTTACGTGCTATCTCCGCCTTACTCATTCCCTGTATTGTCAGCAATTTAACTTGTGCTGACAGCCATTCGTGTTTGATTGAAGATATTTTTTTTGTCGACATAGCGCAAAAAGATTTATAAAAATTTTGTTCGTAAATCAATTTGATTTATATTTGCAGCGTCTTAACAATGTAAAACGGCCTCAAATATACGAAAAAGGGTTGTGAAGACAATGAAAAAAGGAATAGAAACTAAATACTTATAGCAATATGGACAAACAAATCATCCTATCAGACGAAAAGAAGAGAGAAATGGCAAAAACGTTCGGATACTCGCGCCAAACCGTATGGGCGGCTTTGAAATTCCGCACAAAAAGCCCTGTCTCCAATATGCTGCGCAAGGCCGCACTCGAGAGGGGAGGAATATTAATCGGAGCGGGCAAGGATAAAGTTACGCCGAACCCTGAAACTTATTACCCTACCGCCGAACACCTAATGGTGCAGGAATTTAATTCACGGGTTAAGCTTGTGGCCGACCTTTCGACCGGCGAGGTAAAAACGTATGTCGACGGGGAGGTGATCGAAATTTACCCAAACCCTAAAATCAGCGAGCTTCTCGCTATCCAAGAGAACGTACAACACATTGCCAACCAATTAAACGAAAGATCATGAACGCGAAAAGGAGGAAAGGAATTGAGGATATCGTCGGCCGGCTTCAGTGCATATACACAGAACTCGAGGAGCTCGGCAGTCAGGAAAGGGAAGCATACGAAAACCTGCCGGAGTCTATCCAGTGCTCAGAGAAAGGCGAGCAGATGGACGAAGCGGCATCCGAGTTAGAAAACGCTCAGGACGAAGTGCAAAGCATTATCGATTCTCTGGAAGATATTATAAACAGATAATCCCGCCCGGGTGGCATGCTGGGCGGTTCGACTCTGCCCACGGGAGCAACGAAAAATGTTTCATTCATGGAATACTATAAAAAATATATCTGCGTAACGGTGGAGGAGCTAACCCGTAAGGACGATGGGGAGGCAATAATGAGCTACACAAATTATAAACAGTTGGTAAATCGGCACAGAATCAATATTGTGCGTAAAGCCGGCGGACTTGGAACCTACGCCCTGATTGATTATAATTCCCTGCCGGAGCGTTTCCGGGATCGCTTTGTCGAGAAGTACGGCAAGCCGGCCGACATATTGAAATCGCAGGCCATATCCGACACGTTTATCGAAGATACTGCAGCCCGGGAGTTTTTCGCGGAGTTCCGCTTGTCCGACGGCTCCTATCTTCCGGCCGACAAAATAGACGAGTACACAACTAACGCCTCCGTATTAAACGAAATCATCCGGATAGAAAACGACAGGGAGGCGTTAAAGAAAGCCCTCGGAGGCAAAGCCGGAAGCGTCAAGCAGTCGATATTAAACACGCTGGAGAAATTCCGCGACTATCCCGGCCACACGCTTCCGGGCAGTTGGGCGCGTGTTCAGAAAGCAATCAAGGCATACAGGGAGAGCGGCTATATATCGGTTGTTTCCGGACGTATGGGCAACAATAACGCCATCAAGATAACCGAGGCCGCCGGGCTTCAGATCGTGGCCTTAAAACGCTCGAAAGTTCCACAATATACAAATGAGCAGCTATTTGCGGAATTTAACCGCATAGCCCCGGGAAAAGGCTGGAAGCAACTAAAAAGCATCAACTCGCTTGTGCAGTTTCTGCACAGGCCGGAGATAGAGCCGCTTTGGTACGATGCCGTACATGGCGAGCTTGCCGCAAAGCAACGCTACACCCGCAAAAACAAAACCGAAATGCCGTCGATGCGCGATGCCCTTTGGTATGGCGACGGAACCAAACTGAATTTATACTATAAAGGCTACGACTCAAAGGGAAAGGCCTCTTTGTGTTCGACGCAGGTTTACGAGGTTATGGACGCGCATAGCGAGGTGTTACTCGGTTACCACATAAGCGACAGCGAAAATTACGAAACGCAATACAGGGCTTTCCGCATGGCAGTAGAGATAGCCGGGCACCGCCCGTTTGAGGTGGTAACCGACAATCAGGGCGGACACAAAAAGCTGGAGTCCATGCAGTTCTTTGACCGCCTTGCCCGCGTGAGCCGCCGGACGGCTCCCTATAACCCGCAAAGTAAAACCATAGAAAACGCATTCGGCCGGTTCCAAGCACAAATACTACACAAAGACTGGAGGTTTACCGGGCAAAATATCACGGCCAGACAGGCGAGCAGCCGCCCGAACATCGAATTTATAGAGGCCAACGTCGAGAGCCTGTATACCCTCCCCGAATTAAAAGAGGCGTACGCACGTTACCGCGAGGAGTGGAACATGGAGAAACACCCGAAAACAAAACGCCCGCGCTTGGAAATGTACAAAGCGTCCGTTAATCCAGAGGCGAAACCACTTGTTTTCGTCGATATGGTCGATATGTTTTGGAAAGAGACGGAGCAACCGAGTACGTTTACCTCTAACGGCATAACCATCACGATAGACAATAAAGAGTACACGTACGAGGTGTACGACTCGAACAATATCCCGGATTTGGTTTTCCGCCGGAAAAACACCTACCGTCAATTTATAGTAAAATACGATCCGCTCGATATGAGTTCCGTCCGCCTTTACACAGAGGACAAGAACGGGCTCCGTTTCGTCGCGACCGCACATCCTTACTACGTAACCCACAGGGCAATACAGGAACAGCAGCCGGGCGAAATGAAGTTCCTGCAGGAAATGCAGGAACTCAACAATCAGGAGCGGATAAACCGCCAAATGGTTGCGGCCGGTATTGAGATAGCGCACGGCGTTGCCCCGGAACAGCACGGGTTAAACCGCCCCCGGATTAAAGGCATGAGCGCGGAGGCCGTGGAGGCGTATATGGGTAAGGCAGCCATAAACACCCCGCCGGAGCCGGAAGCAATCAGCGTCGGGGCTATGGAGAAAGCAATCAGCAATTACACATACGATCAAGTATCAGCATTCGATAAATTCTAAAACGATATAATTATGGCAGTTACAATTGAGAATAAAGACGAAATACGCGACCTGCTACAGGTGTATGTAGACCGCTACGAGAGCATACCGAAAGCGGCCAACACGTTAAACCAAGTGAGCGCATCCACTATCCGCACGGTCTTAAAAGGCGGCGACTACCCCAATATCTCGGACGAGATGTGGCGGAACATACGTTCCCAGCTCGGGGGCAAAAAGCAGGGCGACTGGGTTCTTGTGGAAACGCCGGTTATCAACGACCTGACTTTTTTCTTTCAGGAGACACAGGAGGACATGGATTTTTCGTGGGCGGTATCCTCGCAAGGGAGTGGCAAAACGGAGGCGGCTCTTAAATACGTCCGCGCAAATAAAAACGTGTTCTACGTCCTTTGCGACGAGGACATGAGCAAATCCGACTTTGCCAAGGAGCTGGCGCGGGCTGTCGGCCTGCGGATCAACACCCAGAAGAAAGCGCGCAGCATCATTATGGAGGTTATACAGGAGCTTTCGGAAATGGAGTCGCCGCTGATCATATTCGACGAGGGCGACAAACTGAAAGACAACATACTTTATTATTTCATTACCATTTACAACCGGTTGAAAGATTATTCCGGCGTCGCCTTCCTCTCCACCGACTATATGAAAAAGCGCATGGAGAGCGGCCTGCTTCACAACAAAAAAGGCTTTAAGGAGATTTGGAGCCGTATCGGTTCAAAATTCTATGAAGTGGATAAAAACGAGGCTTACCACATCGATTTAATCTGCCGGGCAAACGGGCTCACGAGTCCGGCCGCTATTTCGTCGGTGGTAAAAGACGCGGAAAAAGCCGCTTTCGACTTGCGGAGGGCGTCAAAAAAAATAAAGAAGATACGCAAAAAGGAAAAGGCGGCGTAAATGAGGAGAGCATATTCGCCAGTAGAAATACTGAAAATGAAAAAGGAGACTTTCCCGTTTTCCGGGGCTTGGGAGCAAGCCTTCGGAGCTCCGGAAACGCGGGGAGTCTGGTTCGTCTGGGGAAACTCCGGCAACGGCAAATCGAGCTTTATCATGCAGATGTGCGCCGAGCTGGGGAAATACGGGAAACTGGTTTATAACAGTTTGGAGGAGGGCACTTGCCTGACGATGCAAAACACGATCCGCCGGTTCAATATGCAGGAGTTAAACCGCCGTATGCAGGTTATCGACTGCGAGCCGATGGAAGAGTTCAGCGAAAGGCTATCGAGGCACAAAGCCGCTAAAATTGCCATTATCGACAGTTTCCAATATACACAAATGACCTACAAGTCATATATAAAGTTTAAGGAAAAGCACCGGGACAAACTGCTGATATTTATCAGCCACGCCGACGGAAACAACCCCTCCGGGCGGAGTGCCAAATCGGTAATGTACGACGCCGGCCTTAAAATTTGGGTACAAGGTTACCGGGCGATCAGCAAAGGCCGGTATATCGGGGAAACGGGGTACTATGATATTTGGCCGGAAAGGGCTGAACTGTACTGGAGAGAAACAGGAACTAATTTAAAAACGATAATATGATTATTGCAGTAGATTTCGACGGAACGCTCCACACCGGCAAATGGCCGGCAATAGGAGTGCCACAGCCCTACGCTGTGGAGGTTATGAATAAGCTAAAGGCCGACGGTCATTACCTTATTATTTGGACGTGTCGCGAGGGCGGCAGGCTGACGGAAGCTATTAACTGGCTTTTGGAGAAAGGAATTTCTTTTGACCGGGTTAATGAACATCATCCGGAGACAGAGAAAACATACGGTTACCCAGCCCGGAAGGTGTACGCGCACCTGTATGTCGACGATAAACAGGTCGGCGGCCTTCCTGTATGGCCGGAGATATACGAGGAGGTTTGTCTTATGGAAGCGAATTATAAAGCGCAAAAATTATGAATCACGAACTGAAAACATGGCCTGAGTTTTTTCAGGCGGTAATCGACGGTAAAAAGACATTTGAAGTCCGGAGAAACGACCGAAATTTCAAAGCCAGAGATGTGCTCCGGTTGCGCGAATGGAACCAGCAATGGGATAATGATCCGGTTACTGAACGATACACCGGTCGCTATTGCTATGTACGGGTTGACTATGTTCTAAGCGATAATGTACCGGGATTAGAACCCGGCTATTGTATCATGTCAATAACTCAAATATAGAGGCTATGAGAGAGAAAGTATTTAGATGCTTGGATTTGTATTCGTGTTCTGGCGGAGCATCGTACGGATATGAATTAGTCGGCTTTGATGTGACCGGGGTAGATAACGAATCACAACCTAAATACAGAGGCCGATTCATTCAATCAGACGCGATAGAATATTTACTCGCTAACCATCAAGATTACGATTTCATTCACGCGTCACCCCCTTGTCAAGCGTGGTCAAAATCGTCAATGCAATTTCGATTAAAGGGAAAAGAGTACTCAGATTTGATAAACAAAACGCGAGAGGCTTTAATTGCTACCGGTAAGCCTTATGTAATAGAAAATGTACCGGAAGCACCCTTGATCAATCCTATAATTCTTTGCGGTACAATGTTCGGGCTACCTACTTATCGGCATAGATGTTTTGAAAGCAACTTGGCACTCGTTCAGCCTATTCATTCTAAACATACAGCTCCAAATTGCAAAATGGGAAGAAAGCCCAAAGACGGAGAATTTATCCAGTACGTCGGACATTTTTCCGGTGTTAGGATAGTGCAAGAATTTACCGGATTGCATTGGCTTGGACAAAAGGAACTGGCGCAATCATTGCCACCTCAATACACTGAATTTATTGGAAAACAAATAATTAATTTCTTAAAACGAGGGTAATCCATTATGAAACGATTTAACACCCAAACACGGTTTGTACCATTGAAGATAGACGAAAACTTTAATGTGTCGCATGTTCCGGCAAAAGACGGAAAGATTAAGGACTTCAAAACCCGGAAAGCGGTTGAGAGGTACTGCAAAGAAAACAACTGCATGTATTGTGAGGAGAAATATATATTCTACAAATAGATAACAGCCATGAAAAAGAACAATGACCTCCATTGCATCCTGTACCGATTAAGAAGGCAGGGCTTAAACATTGACACCAAGGCGCGGACAATATACTATGAGTATAACAATCCCGAGCAAGAAGCGAAAATGAGAACTAAGACCGTTATCCGGCTATGTGGTGAGTTTGGTTATGGTAGACAGGCAATAATGTATTAAAAACAAGCGTATGAAAAAGGTTAAAAATTTCGCCCGGTTTTACGCCTTATTGAACAAGGCACAGGCCGACGACAAAGAAGAAGTAAAGGCAATGCTCGTCGATAGCTTTACGGGCGGGCGCACAACTTCATTACGGGAAATGACTCCGCAGGAGTATAACGCCATGTGTGATAGTATGGACGGCAAGCCGGCGCGCCCGGCCAGTTCCACAACTGCCGAACTGAAAAAACAACGGTCTGCGGTATTGCACCGGCTCCAAAAGCTGGGAGTCGACACGACCGACTGGAGCGCAGTCGATAAGTTCTGCCTCGATAGCCGGATAGCCGGGAAGAAGTTCTATAACCTGACGGCCGAGGAGTTGAGTAATATGGTTCCGAAACTGGCAGCGATAGCGCGCAAACCGGCAAAGACGAAACCGGAACCGGAGAAACTCAAGCGCAAGCCGGAAGTTGATGCGATAATAATGGATAGCTATATCCGCAATATGCTAACAAGTGATATCCCCAAACATTTATTAAACTGATTTATGAGAATAATTGAAAACAAACTGCTCCCGCCGAAAGGATATAGCGCGATAATGCTATTCGGGATAATCTTTGTCCGCTCCGGAGTAACAGTATCCCCCCGGACGTTCAGGCATGAAGATATACATAGAAAACAAATGCTTGAAATGCTCGTGATCTTCTTTTACCTCTGGTATGGCGTTGAGTTCCTGATCCGGCTGTGTATATGCCGGAACCGGAAAGAAGCCTACCGGAATATCAGCTTTGAACGTGAGGCTTACGCAAACGACAATCTGACCGCGTATGTGTACGGGCGGAAGGCATTTGCATGGGTAAAATACTTAAAGCGTAAGATATGATTGAAATAAAGCAACGTAACGGTATTTGGGAGGCTTATGTAGACGGTGGCCTGTTTCATTACAGCGACGATTTAGGGTCGCTTCTTGAATACCTCGCCCGGAATGTAGAGAATATAAAAAACGAGTTTTACGAATAACAAATAAAAATATGAAAGCATTATTTAAAATGAATTTGGATTGCGGAAGAATGGGCAATCTTGAGGGTGTATTTGTAGCCGACAAAGAGGATGTGGACTACATGGTAAAAAATAAAATTGGAATTTATTTCGGAGAAGTGTTAGGGAAGCATTCAGAGGTATGCGGCGCAGTTGATGCCAGTG